AAACAAATTAAATAAAAAATAAATAAAAAAACAAAAAAAAAAAATAAAAAATTACAAAAAAAATAAAAATAAAAAAAAAAAAAAAAAAAAATAAAATAAAAAAAAAAAAAAATAAAAAAAATAAGAGTAAATATGAGCCATAATAAATAAAATAAAAAGATAAAAACAAAAAAAACGAAAGACCAAAAAACGAAAGACCAAAAAACGAAAGACCAAAAAATAAAAAATATTAAACCTTTTGTATTTTTTATAATTTAAAAATAGTTTTCATATATTAATAAAATTATGATGGATTATTATGATATTTTAGGAGTTAATAAAAATGCTACTCAAGATGAAATTAAAAAGGCATATAAGAAACTAGCTATTAAAACACACCCGGATAGACCAGGAGGCAGCAAAGAGAAATTCCAAGATGTTGGAAAAGCGTATAAAGTTCTATCGGATAGTTCATTAAGACAAAAATATGATACATATGGTGAAGAAGGATTACAGGGTGGTGGTATGGAAGGTTTTAACCCATTCGACCTTTTTTCTGGAATGAATAGTGGGGGTGGATTTGGAAACCTATTCGGGAATATGTTTAATATGGGAGGAAATCAAAATTCTAAACATAAACCTGAAAAGGGACCGGATATGAAATACAACTTGAATGTTAAGATGGAGGATTTATATAAAGGTAAAACAATGTCACTTAAAATAAAGAAAGACGTAAGATGTGATATATGTTTAGGAAAAGGTTGTCAAAATGATGGAGATATATTAGAATGTGATATGTGTCAGGGAAAAGGTAAAATTATGAAGGTCAAACAATTTGGTCCTATGATTCAACAAATTGTTCAACCATGTTATAAATGCGAAGGAGAAGGAAAAATGATGCGACCCGGTTCAGAATGTGGTAAATGCAATGGGAATAAAATTATTTCAGAAGAAAAAAAGGTAGAATTTTATATAAAGCCGGGTAGTAAACAAGGAGATACTATTATTTTATATGGAGATTCAAATTGGAAACCTGAATTTGTCGAAGCAGGTGATTTACATATAATTATTAATGAACAAAAAGCATTAAATGGAATGAATAGAGAAGGTGAAAATTTAGTTTATAAAAAAGATATATCATTGGTTGATTCATTATGCGGAGTTGATTTTATAATTACTCATTTAGATGATAGAAAACTACGAGTTCAGTATGATAATATTATAAAACCAAACCAAAAATTTTGTATAACTGGTGAAGGGATGCCTTTAGTGGATGATATGCAATCAGGTGATTTAATAGTAATATTTAACGTAATATTTCCAGATAATTTAACACAGGAAAGAAAAGTATATTTGAGAAAATTACTACCAAATCTTAAAAAGCAAATATGGGATTTAAGTCCAGAGGATTATCCTGATATCGAAACAAAAAATTTGCAATTAGTCAATGATAAACATAATCATAAAGACAATGAAAGACGTAATAACAAACATCATGAAAGAGATAACGACCAACAACACTTTTTTAATCATTCAAGACATCCAAATATGGAACATAATATGAGTGATGGTCCGGGAGAATGCACAACTCAATAATTTCTTTAAGTATTTTAAATAAAAAATAGTATAAAATAAAATTGATTTAAATTTTTTTTACCTTTTAAATAGTAGTTAAACATTTATAATTGTATTATTAATATACTAAATATGGAAATTGAATCTAATATTATTCAAAATAGTGAAATTAACACCGATATTTATGAATTTATTCAATATATTATTAGGTCTTATTATATAAATAATAATAAGCTTGGATCAAAGGAGGATATTGATAATGAAGTATCTAAAATATATCCATCGGCTAGTAAAAAATACCAGATTTCAACGAAAAGAAGGAGTCGTAAGGTAATTCCAGAGAATGAACAATGCATGGGAAGAAAGTTGGATAATCATCAATGCACACGCCGCCGACTACCAAATAGTGAATTTTGTAAGAGTCATAGAAGGAAATGTCCTAATGGTCGTTATGACGAAGAGAATATTGTTTCTAAGGTAAAAGCAAAAAGAGGAAGGAAGCGTAAAGTTGAATTTGATGAACGTCAAACAAATCCTGAATATGTAACATTGTGGGAGGATATTGTTAATGGAGATAAATGTTTAGTTGATATAAAGGGAAATGTATATACATTTGATTTAGAACATCCCAGGTTTTTAGGTAAAAAATCATTGGAAGGTAAAATTGAATAAATTATATACATTTCTCTTTTTTTAATATATAAAATAAATAAATAAAATAAATTGATATAAATAATTAATATTATATATAATTATCATTATGTCAGATAAACAAGATAATAAATCTTCAACAGAAAACACAAATAAAGGTGTAGAACTTGAAACAGATTCTACACAATCCGAAAAAAATACTGCTCCTAAAAAACAAGTTAGAAAACGAAAACCAAGGAAACAAGATAAACCTGTTGAAACAAAAGAAGCAAAAGAAGCAAAAGAAGCAAAAGAAACAAAAGAAGCAAAAGAAGCAAAAGAAGCAAAAGAAGCAAAAGTAAATACGGATGAAGTAAATAAAAAAGTTGATAAACCTAAAAAACAAGTTAGAAAACGAAAACCTAGACAAAAAAATAATCCAGATGATAAAGCAAAAACCGATGCCTCACAAAACATTGAACAAGGAAACATTGAACAAGGAAACATTGAACAAGGAAACATTGAAGAAGAAAAAGGTAATGAAACAGAAGAAGATGAGGAACTTCTTGATTTTAAACTTGAAATTAATAAATACATATATCAATTAATTAAAAGAGAAATGCGGATGATTGGTCTTAGAACAATTAAAGAGTGTTTAAAGAATGTTAAAGATAAGGATAAATATAAGGATAAAGATTTAGATGAAATTGAAAAACAATTAGTAGAAAAATTATCTGATTTTATCCCACAATAAAAAAACACTCCAGTTGTGTTTACAAATCAAAATTAATTAAATTAATTAAATTAATTAAATTAATTAAATTTATAAAACAATTGAAATTTTTATTTTTTTTCTACATAACAGGTCTAAAAAACAGGCCGTACATGTTCCCATTCACGAAGTGTTATTGTTTTTAACTGTAAGATATTTTTTTTCCTACACATCGGATTTTTGCAATTCTGCTGCATATCCCACTGAGGTCCGAATCTTTCTATGTCATCTCCATTACACGCAGGACAAACATATTTAATCGTAGGATTCACATCTTCCTTATTTTGAACAGGAAAATCAGAAATATTTGACTCTTTTATTCGTCTACAACTACCGAAATATTGGCGACAGTTATTACAATAGTTTCCTTCGCGTTGACTATGAGTATGATCTCTTGAATTACATTTAGGGCACAAATACAAAAACCTTTCTGTTGCTGGTCTTGATGAATAACCAGAACTACTAAACATGGTTCTTGAACCATATCCAGAACTGTAATTGAACCCATTACCAGACCTAGAACTTGAACTATAACTTGAACTATTAGAACTACGAACTGAAGACCCATATACGTAATTATATAAAGAACTATTTGTATCAAAAGTTGACGAAGAACTATTTGACTCAGGATCATTCCATCCACGAAGTGAAGCCCTACACATATGGCACTTATTTGTTTCCTTAAGACGTGGAATACAGTCTTCACAAATGTTATGCCCACACGGTGTAGTTTCCAGCCTTTTTGTGTCCAAACAAACAGGGCACTCGGATGTTCTCTCTACTTTTGACCCACAACTTGGGCAAAAGTTTGCTTCATTCCCAACTGTTCGTGAACAGTTAGTGCATTTTTTTTTAGAATCCATAATTAAAATTTATTTTACAATATATAATAAAGTTATATTATAAAACATATATGTTTATTTAATATTTTATCAATTTTATTATTTATACAATTTTTAATTTATTAAATAAAAAATTCACCAAATTATTTATTTATTTATTTATTTATTTATTTGTTTGTTTGTATTGTAGAAAAATATACTGAAATAATATAAAGTATTAAATAATGACATCATTAAATTTAGAAAAAATTATAGAAATATTAGTAAGTGAATGTAAAAATAATAATAATCTTATAAAATACGTTGGGATCGCAATCATATTCTTTTATTTTGTAGAAGGATGGAGTTTATATAGATTATTTTTGTTTGGTTTAATTTTTGTTTGTGTAGTAATTTTTTTTACAAGAGAAAAAATAACAAAACCAGCTAAAAAAATTGTGATGGAAAAAAGAATTGATAAACCAGTTGAAAAATTAATGGAAAAAAAGGAAATAGTTAATACTATACCTGAAGTAAAAAAACTTCCTGATGAAATAAAAAAATTAACAAAATATATTGGTAAAATGAAAAAAATGAGTAAAGATTCATCATATAATGAAATTATTATAGTTACAACAAATCTATTTCAAGAATATATTCAACAAATCGAAAAATTATTTATGGAGGTTGATGAAGGTGATTATCCCCATTTAACTTATCAAAAGGTAAGAGATCTCGAAAAAGAACTTTCTATTCAAATAGAATCTCTAAATTTTAAAGTATCTGCTGACCAATATATTGAATTAGGTAAATTAATTGATAATATTGAAAATGAAATGGAAAATATTAACCAAAAATTGGAACAATTTATCGAAGATGATTATAAAAATAATCCATCTTATACCAAAGGACCTGTTTATAAATCAAAAGACCCTCGTCCATTTGATGACCAACAGGACATAGATAGATTTTTTACAGTCTAATTATCCCTATTTTATAATTTTTATCATAACCCATATAATATATGAGATAAACTATTAATGGATATTTTATTATATCTTATTATATATTAAATATATTAAATGGCAAGTGGACAAAATAATTTTGTATTATTAAAAGATCCAATTAAAGTTCCAGGTATACACACTACAAAATACTTGGATTTAGATAAAATTAATATATCCGATAAAGGTATATTATATTATGAAGATGGTAATACTAAAATTTATTTAGATAAAGAAACATTAATAGGTAAAGGAGCTGGAGGAAAAATATATAGATCTTCAAATAAAGACAAAACATATTCAATTGTTTTAAAAGATTTTTTTTACAATGATGATCATGAAATAGCTATGATAAAAAAATTAAACGATTATGGTGTTGATTGTAATTTAATAAATGCAAGATTGATAACAAACCAAGGAATAAACTTTGTAATAATGAATTATATGCCAGGTAGTTTATATAATTTAATAGAAATATTAGGTAAATTAAGTATTGAAGTATCACTTACAATTTTAAAACAATTAGTAAATAATTTACAATGTTTACTCACAAAAGGTTTTAAATATACAGATATTAAATCAGAGAATATATTATATAGATTTGATGTAGAAGATAAAATTATAGTTAAGTTTGGTGATTTAGGTAGCATTTGCGATAAATATACCGAAGACCCAATCTCATCATATCCTTCCTGGAAAAGTTGGGATATTTTAGATAAGGAGTCTGGTTATGTCGGTTGTGATGAAAAAGAAATGGTTTGGGCATTAGGTATATTATTTATAGATATGGCATTACCCGAAAAAGGAATTATGGTTGGTGATAAAAATATAAATAAAAAATACTTAAAAGCAATTTTTCATTTCACACAAATAAGAAAAAATAAAGAAGAAAATTTGCAAGAATATATTGAAAAAGCGCTAGCTAAAATATTTCCATCTGAAGAAATGGGTAAATATAAAGCACTCATTAAGGAGATGTTAAATTTTGAACCATCAGCAAGACCTACATTACAACATATATACGATATATTAAAACCAAGAACAGCAATAACTACTATAGTCGGTGGTTATAATTCTTATAAAAAAATCCAAAGAAAATCCCAAAGAAAATCCCAAAGAAAATCCCAAAGAAAAACCCAAAGAAAAACCCAAAGAAAAACCCAAAGAAAAACCCAAAGAAAAACCCAAAGAAAAACCCAAAGAAAAACCCAAAGAAAATAAACTTTTTTTATTTTTAGAAAAATGTATAGAATGTGTAAAAAGTATAAAAATCTTTATAAAATTGTGCATTTACCACTAAAATTATCCCTAAATCTATTATTTCTATTTATTTCACAAATATCTGTATTATCTAAATTATTCTTATAATTCGATTCATTCTTATCATCCGAATCATTTATTTTATTATCTTTACCATCTTTTTTATTTTCAGTCAACTTTTCAGTATAATAACAATCCAAATTTTTAATTATTCCAACAGTCCGATTAGGTATCCAAATATCAGAAATAACCTTATTTTTAATGTATTGAATTAATAGTTGAACAAAAATATTAGCATTCATTTCATTATTCATTTTCAGATTATAAATCATATCACATTTATCTTCATGTTCAATTTTTGACCTGTCAATAATGAATTCTTTTGATTTTTGACAATTTTCAATAATCATAAATCTGCCATCAGGTCTATATTTTATATATGATTTTATCCACTTATTAATACTTCTATATACGTCAGATTCCATATCATAATCATTATTATTATATTTAAAAAATATTAAAGCTAACGGACAATTATCATAATACGAACTAACAAAGGATTTGAAATTGTTGTTTCCACAAATATCATAAAGGTAGCAACAATATTCAGAGTATTCGGGATTGTCATCAATAATAAATTTTTGAATATGGAAGTCTATCCCAAATGTTGGGGTATACATATAAATATTTTCCTTTCTTAATAATTTAATAAAAGATGATTTCCCTGAATTAGGTTCCCCTAATAATAAAGTTTTAACTTTAAGAATGTGTTTCTTCATTCTTACAATTTATTTAGATAATTACTAGATTCAACATCGTCGTAAATAAATATTCTAAGAATATTTGTATTAGCATAAAAAACTGATAATATTTACAATATTAACAATCTTAACAATATTAACAATATTAATATATATTTTTATTATTTAATTTAAAATTGAAATCATAAAAAATATATTAATTGGTTATAATATAATATGATTATCCCAGTACGCTGTTTTACTTGTGGAAAAGTAATTTCCTCTAAATATGATAGATATCAAAAACGGGTTAGAGAAAAGAAACTAGCAGTTTCAAAAGATCCAAATACACCTTCAATTGTTGAAGTAAATAATAGAGATGTTAAAAAAACACCAGAAGGAGAAGTTCTTGATGAACTCGGTTTTACTAGATATTGTTGCCGTAAAATTTTACTTACACATATTGATTTAATCGACGAAATTTAAAATTTTAACAAATGAATGAAAAATAATAAAATGAATGAAAATTTAACTATACATAAGACCAGCCATTCCATTTTTTATTTTTAATATATTATAATTAATTGCATAAATTCTAATTTGACCAGCAAGAATACCTGATTTGTAATCTACCAATAACAAAGAACTATCTATTTTACTAAAATTACAACTACCCGATGGTTGAGCCTTCTCAGGATTTATTCCAAAACTATACATATATACGTAATCATCTGGACTTGTTGTATGTCTCTGATATGGTTGAACAAGCCTAAAATATTCGGCTCCTCTTGATTCAAATCTATCTTGACCATTTAATTTTATCTGACATTTATCAAGAGGTGCTGCCCTAGTCTGAATAACTGTATCATCTGCTAATGTATTACTAAAATTTCCCCAATCATTAGATAAAGAAACATCTGTTGGTTGATATACCCATATTAATTCTTTTACAGGATGATTGAAATAAAAATCAATTATGGAAGAAGAACTACTAGCAGATATAGTATTACTATCGGAAAGTTGAACCTGTTCAATCAAATATTCCAAATTTTGCATAGTTGCAAATTTTTTTCTTTCGAATGTATCCAGGTAAATATAGTCACAATAAATAGCAGCGTTTGTAATTGAAAGTTGTGAAGGGTCGCTTGGTTTATCAGTTGTTCCTGAAAACCAACATTCACTAAATGGTCTAAATTCCACATTTATTCTAATTTCGGAATATTGCATAGCTATTAGTGGTAAAACACGACCCATATCTCTACAAAACCAAAATGGAATAGGAATATAAAGCCTTAGACTGTCTCGTTGTGTGGTTCTATCATAACTACTATATTTTCCCACCATTTTGTAATATCCATCTCTCTGACTTCCTGATACAGTTAATTCTGAGTAAATATCAAGAAATTCACCAGTCATACTACATATAACTTCACCACCAATAGTTAATTCAATTGTTTTAATCATATGATGACCTATTCCATTTATCCAACTTACTTTTCTATCAGCATCGGCTAAACTAGTCTCTAACCCCGGTAATTCAACTTCTAATATAGTTTGACTAAGTAAATCTCCTTTTCTATCAATAATACAAGTAACCTTTTTTCCAAAATCAGCGGCTTCTAAAAATTGTTGAGCTATTGATTCTACTGAAAAATTAGTATGTCTTTTATGAACAGATTTAAAAAATGTAATTTGTGGGTTTCCAGTTAAATGAGAATCTTGCTTTCCGGTTGCTATTAATTCTAATAAAGCTCCTCCCATCTTTAATATTATAATTAAAATAGATTTAAATAAGATAATTTATAGGATATTTTTTTAAATAAATTATTTAAAAATTTGGTATAA